GTAGTTGGAGTTACTCCAGTGTAAGTAATTAATTCTGAATCAATATCTATTCTTCCCGTAGCTGGAAATCCTGTTGTTGAATCAACTGTAATAGTTGTAGCAGAGTTATTAAGTGCTCCATTTAACTGTGTTGTAACTGAAGTTGGAATTGTTCCACCCCAATATCCTGTACCGTAACCAAATGCAGGAGTTTGAAATGTTGGTCCAATTGTAATGTAAGGAGTTGTTGTTAAAGATCCCCCTGCAGTAACACCAGTGCCTGTCTCATTAGACGGCATTGTAACTGTAAAAGTTCCTGATGTTGGAACTGTTTTAACTTCAAATGTATTAGTTGTAAAATCTGCTGATGTATAACTTGTTGTAGGCGCTCCTGGAGTTGTCACAGATGTAAATATAATATAATCACCTACCTCTAATCCATGAGCTGCTTTATTAATTGTAACTGTTGCCGATCCAGTTGTTGATGTATAAGTACAAGAGGTTAAAGCTGTTCCAAGTGGTGTAATATCAAAAAAATCTTGTTCATAATAAATAGCTAATATTTTAGAAGTACCTATTGCTGCATATTTTTTACCATCTAATGCTGTCCACGTATGCTGGTCGCGCGCGGGACCTGCCAAGGTGCTAGCAACGAGTTGCTGGAATCCACCTATTTTTTGTGGTTCACCATAACGAAATCTTATATTATCACCATCAATCCATTGCCCTTCGGCTCCGGTTGCAGTTTGTTGTTTATTGAATCCTGGCTTAAATTGTATTTTTTGCAATGGCATAATCTTTCATTATACCTGTTTTATTAAGTTAATCTATATATTTAGTTACTTATAGAAATATTAAAAGCTATTGTTATTCTATTTTTATCAGATTTTTTAACATGTGGAACGGAATGTTCTAAGTAAGCAGGGAAAATTACAAGATCATCTTTTTTAGTTGCATATTTAAAATTTTTAAACATCCAAGCGTTATGGGGAAGTCGATAGTTAATTTTTGAAAAAAGTGAAGTTCTATTATCTTCTATGTAATTACATAAATACTGTGAATTACCATTATAAAATAAAGTAGAATTATTTGTTACATCATCATATTGAACATAATGAACTGCTGAAAAATCACAATCACGATGTACGTGGGGAACCATATATTGATTTTCCTTCATACAAGTATAATTAACTATTTCATATTTATAGGAGAAATTTTCTATAAAAGACATTTCATTTAAATAAAGTTCTACATGTTTTTTATAAATAGGTAATAAACTTTTATAATCAGGTTTTAGAAAATCATTATTTTTATCATCATAAGAATGATGCATAACACTCGCTAGATCTCCTTTTGAATCCCATGCATTTCTAATAGGATCTTTTTTAAAATTTTTTTCTATTGTAGATATTATTTTTTTTCTTTCATATTTTTCATCTTTTAATGAAGCTCTATATACGGGAAACCCAAATAATTGTTCTATCATTTAAAATCTTGTATTAAAAGAAAAAGATATTCTCTCTTCTTTTGATAAATTAGGTCCAACTACATGTTTTAACCAAGATGGAAAAATGTACATTACATTTTCTTCAGAACATAAATTCCACGTCTTACAATTATAATTATTAAAATTATTAAATAAAGAATCTGGAATATATTCATCTATACTAAAATCATTAATGAAAGCAATGTTACCAGAATTTTTAGGTACCTTTACATAAAAAACACCGGATAGAATACTAAATGGATGATTATGTGTTAAATTAAAATCTTTATATCTATTAATATTTGCCCAAATATTACAAACTTGTAGTTCATTTTTAAAACTATAAAGTTCTTTAGCAGTTTTATTAACATATGTATTAATTTCTTTTAATAACGGTTGTATATTTTTATTAGTTAAATCTATATTTTTACTTTGAAAACCACCAATATTACTTAATTTATTTTTTTCTTTTGTTTTTTCCAATTCAAAACAAAAATTAGATAGATTTTTTAAATTTAAATTTAATTCTATTCTAGTAACTGCTGTTATAAAAGCATTAATGTGATCTATTTTCATTTTTTAAAATTATTTAAATGGGTACCCCAAAAACCATACAACTAAACTATATCTTTTTCCTTTTTTAACAGGAGTGATTCTATGATAAATATTTGATGGAAATACAAGTATACTTCCTTTTTTTCTTATTTCTTTTACAGTTTCAATATTAGGTTTTCCATCTTCTCTGTTTCTATAATCAAATTGAAAATCTCCACCTGAAAAATCATCTTCATCAGATAAACAAAGACTCATAGATAATTTTCTAGTTTTTCCTCTAAAACTTTCAAATTTATGATCTATAGAATAAGGTTCTGTAAAATTATCACAATGCCAATTATAATGATCATTTTTTTCATATATTGTAAATTGGCAATCTTCTGTCCAATCATATTCAAAATTCCATCCAGCATTTTTATTTGCTGTATTTATAAATGGATTAATTAAATCATATATTTCTTTTTCTTTTAACCAAACTACTCTTGAATTTCTAATTTTTTTATTAAGAGTTTTATTCTTATCACCTGTTTTTGCTTTTAATTTTTCTTTAGATAATCCAATATTTATTATTTTATCACAAATTTTAGGATCTATAGCTTTTTCAAAAAGCCAATAATGATATTTATACATTCTGTATTATTTCTATCAAAAATTTAATATAGAATCAACTATCTATAATAAATTATCTACCCAAAAACCTTCACCAGTAGTAAAATTAGTTATATTCCATTTCCAATGTCCATATGTTTCTGGCTTAGGTATCGGTGGAATATAAGTATATGTATCTTGTTCAAATACCCAACTTGTATATTTTTTTGCAGGAATAAAGGCATCTAAACTAGGATCATAAGTTCCTCCAATTTCTGCGTAATTTCCTCTGAATGCTTTTGATTGGTCAGATGATAAAGTATTATCAGTATTATAATATTTTCTTCCTTTAGTATTATAAGAAGTTTGTTTATAATTACAATTAGGAGATTCTTTGTCATATAATTTATGACAAAAAGCTATTCCTTTTTGTTCGTTTTCTAATCCGTTTTCATCCAATATATCTTTATTAGATATAACGAGAACGTTTAAAACTTTATTATTTGAATCTAATCTTGCAAAATGTGCCATATTTTTATTTTGATTTATACCTAACGATTACAATACCAGATCCCCCAGATCCTCCAGGTTGAGTACTTCCTCCACCGCCTCCACCAGCACCTCTGTTAGCTGTTCCTGGTTGTCCTCCTGTACCACTTGGTCCTCCGTTTCCTCCACCACCAATTCCTCCTGATCCTCCTGATCCACCAATTCTACCTCCTCCACCTCCTCCAGCATAATATGTTCCATTAAGCCATTGAGATCCTGCTCCTCCAGCAGCTCCTGATGGAGCACTAACTCCTGATGCAGAAGCTCCTCCGCCTCCTCCAGCTAATCCATTTCCACCACCAAAAACTGTACCAAAGCCACCACCATTTCCTTCAGATGGAGAATAACCACCTTGATTACCACCTGCGCCAGGTGCTTGGTGACCTCCACCACCTCCTGATCCACCAGAAGTACCAGATTGAGCAGCGCCTGAACCACCTACGCCACCACCAGTAGAAGGATTACTAAAAGCTGCAGATTGTCCTCCACCGCCTCCAACTGTAATAGAATATGTTGTAGCAGAAACAGTAGCTGTTAAATTTCTATAACCACCAGCTCCACCACCACCACCAGCTTGACTACCTCCATTTGCGCCACCCGCAACTACTAAATATTCAACTGAATTTCCATATGTAGGATCGGAACCTAATTTAGTTACAACAAAATTTCCTCCTGAAGTAAATTCGTGATAAGTAAAGTCTCCAGATGTTGTAACTGTTCCACCAGTTGCAATCATAAAAGGTGCTGAACCACCACCAAATCCAAAACCGTTAGCTGATGCGGCTCCTCGTGTAGATAATAAAGGCATTCTTTCTACTCCTTATTTAAATTGCGTTAATGCTGCTAATATTGTGTAAGTTGATGCTGCTGTTTTTAATGCTGTATAAACATATACATCATTAGATGAAGCATTTCCAGTTGTTGGAGCAGTTCCACCTTGATAAACAACTGTAACGTTTGTAGATGTACCATCAACTAAAACAGATGTATTGTAATATGTAGTGTTGCCTTGTTTTGTGATTAATGCAACTGTTGCAGATTCACCTGTAGCTAGAGCCGCGTTTAATGCAGTTGAAGCATTTCCTCTTAAATTAACTGTAAAGTTTGCACCTAAGTCAACGTTTTGAAAATAAACAGCTTGAGTAAGTACGTCGTATGTAAATGATGTTATAAAAGTTGTAGATATAGTTGCATTTTCAAATACACCAAATATTTTAGATTCACCATTTAATGTAATTCTTCCAAGATCACCTTTTGGTGTTAATGTTAAACCAACATTTGTATCACCACCTGTTGCAGAAATAACTGGACTTGATCCAGCTGCAGCGTTAGCTATTGTAATTTCATTTGTAGCTGATGCAGTTGTTGTAAATTTAATTTGTTCATTAGCATTTTCATCTATAATTCCATATGTATTTCCAACTATAATATTTTTTGAATTTGTACTTAAATTAGCTGCAAGTGTTGGATTAAAATCATTAGATAATTTTCCAATGTTAGAATCTACAACATCTGTTCCATTTAAATATAGAATTTTTGTTCCTTTGTCTGTTGCAGAGAAAGTAACTCCTGTTTGACCTTCAACTAATACTGTAACAGTAAAAGCACCTGATGTGCTATTTCTAATTACATAAACTTTATTTTTAACACCAGAAGCAGTAGTTATCGTTACTGTTCTATTTCCTGTAATTGTACCTGTTAATTCTATAACAGCATTTTTACCATTTGATTGTAAACCATTTGTAAAAGTTAAATCTGTATTTCCAGTAGCACCCGCAATAGATATACCAGAATAGCCTGCAATTGCTTGTTGAAGAATAACTAAATTTGTATTTGTAATATCACCCCATGTACCAGCGTTTTCGCCAGTTACTTGTATCTCTAGTTTGAGGTCTGTAGAATAACTTGATGCCATATTTAATTCCTTAATTAATTATTTTTATAAAATCTATGCGGCTGTGTCAATCTCTGTCCAAGTTGCATCAGTTCCGGTATTTACTTCCGTCCAGATTTGATTATTTATACTATTTAACGATATAGTCAATCCATTTCCTGTAACAGGAATAACAGAAGTAGTACCTGCAAATATTGTACCTACTGCTGTATTTAAACCTATTCCAGTAACACTTGCAATAGTATTAGCATCACCAATTACAGTTCCTTGACTTATATTTATTTGTTGACCAGTTAATTCAACATTACCTGTTCCAATAACTACTGTTCCAATAGCTAAACCAACAGTCATTCCAATACCGACAACATTGGCATCAGGACCTGGATCTACTTCTCCTTCAGTAATATTTAATTGTTGACCTGTTAAATCTACATTTGCATTAGCTAATGGAGTTACACTATTTAATGATAAATTTAATTGTTGACCAGTTACTGGTACAAAAGCCCATATTCCACTTCCACCCCAAACCTCTTCACCCCAAACATATCTACCCCAACCTTCATTATTATAAGATAAAGGAGACCCAAGAGAAACATTTAATTGTTGACCTGTTACATTGGCATCAGGAGCAATATCCACTTCTCCTTCAGAAATATTTAATTGTTGTCCTGTAGCTTCTACTATTGCTAATCCAAAAGCTGTTACAGAATTTAATGATGTATTTAATTGTTGACCAGTTACAGGAACCTCTGCTGTAATAGAAAAATCTACAGAATTTAATGATGTATTTATTTGCTGACCCGTTAATAATAAAGTACCCTCAATACCCCAAGCAAAAGATCCCCACTCATTCCTTCCCCATCCTTTTTCAGGGTTATATAAAACATTTCCTAAAGATGTGTTTAATTGTAACCCAGAAAGTATAATAGGTCCTTCTGTTAAAGAAGAAAATGGAGTTTGTGAAAATGCTGAAATTCCAAACATGTTATTTTAAAGTTGTCTTAACTTCCAAGATAAACTTTCTTCATTCCAATCATATGTTTTTCCATCTTCATATCTAGGAACTGGAGGTTCCCAAACACAATTAACTGGATCTAATACCCAACTATTAAAAGGTTTCTCAGGAATAAATGCATCTAAATTTGAATCATAAGCAAAATTTTTGCTTGCATAATTTTTTCTAAATTTTTTTTCAACACATGTTTGTTTCCAATTAGTATTTTGTCCAAATAATGATTTACAAAAATTTATTCCTATTTCTTCAGTTTCAGGAAAAGTTTTATTTCCAATTACTTCATCATTCACAACAATCACTTGTGTAACTATATTTTCAGAATTTAACTGTGCAAAATAAGCCATATTTTTTAATTTTCGTTTCCATTTACCTTCAGGACAACTTGCTGATTCCATTCTTGCTTTAAGGAACATAAAACATCCGCAAGATTTACATCTAGAAGTCCAAGATTCATAATATTCACATTTTTTACATATTTCAATTCTTTCTTCATACATATTTTACCAAGTAATACTACCAGATCCTGTAAATGTATAAGTTTTTGTTCCACCAGTATTTGTATAGCTTGGAGAACCTGTTGTTGAAACTGCGTCTTTAAAATTAGAAGAATAACTTATAACAACTACACCATTTGATCCTGATCCACCAACACCACCAGAACATCCACTTCCTGTTCCTCCACCGCAACATTTACCACCTTGTCCTCCACCTCCTCCTGAACCATTTCCTGTACCTGCACCACCAGGTACAGAACATCCACCAGATCCACCAGATCCACCAGATCCAGAATATGGAGAGTTTCCACCTGCACCACCAGATTGAGGTGTTGTACTTGTACAAGTTCCTGGTGGACTACTATTACCAACCGTACCAGCATTTCCACTAGGAGATCCAGCACTTCCAGCACTTCCTCCAGGACCACCATTATTACCTTTTCCTCCACCTCCTCCACCTGTAGAGGTTACAGAAAAAGCACTAGAATTATTTCCAGGAGTACCATTACCACCACTAGCATCACAACCTGTTCCAGGACTTCCATTACCACCTCCTCCACTACCAACGGTAATTGTGTAAGATGTACCAGTACTTACAGAAGTAGTTCCTGTAGAATATCCTCCAGAACCACCTCCACCTGCACCAGTTCCAGATAATCCTCCAGTAGCTCCAGATCCTCCACCTCCTCCTCCTGCAACTATATGATAAGTAACAGAACTTGGTGGCATAACAACTGTAGCCCCAACAAACATTAAAGAAATACCTGTCACGTCACATTACCAGTAACTACACAAGTTGTTGAATTTATAAATAAAATTGTTGCTATTCCTCTTGTTGATAATGTCATAGTAGCTTTATCAGAATCTGTTCCTGCTATATAAGCAGTTGTTATCGTGCAAGTAATTGTCATATTTGTAGTTGTATTATTAAAAATACTAACTGCGTCTCCTTCTGTAAAAGTAGCATCTGGAATAGTTATTGCTCCTCCTGATCCTACTTGAACATATTTACCCACATCTCCTGTATCTAATGTGTAAGAACCTGTTTTTGTTCCAACTGCTGGAAGACTTAAATATCCAAGAGTAGAAGTTGTTGGAGGTAAAGTTAAAGTGATATCAGTTGCTAAACTTGCTGGTGCAGTTAATAATGCTTTATTAGTTCCATTATCTGTGTCTTCATAAAAATTAATACCACCAGCATTTGAAGATGTTCCTGAAACTTCTACACGGCCAGTTCCATTAGGAGCAAGTATAATATTACCATTTGCAGCATCTTGAATTGTAATTGAACCAGAATTTGTTCCTGCATTAGTATTTAAGATAAGATCACCAGTACCATTTGTTGTAAAAGTTGCATTAGTGTTAGAATCACCAATTTGTACTGTATCTGCTGATAAAACTACATCTCCAGTTCCATTTGGTATAAGTGTAATATTACCATTAGAACTAGAAGTAATTGAAACATTTGTTAAATCTAAATTACCACTTGCATCTAAATTAACTGATTTACCAGCAGGATAAGTTACAAATACGTTTTTTGTTCCTGCACTAAAATTTACTAAATTATTACTATTACTAGATGCTAAAACTGTATCTCTAGATAAAGTAGTTCCTGAAGATGTATATGTTCCGATTCCAATTTCAAATTGTGTTCCTTGACTTGTGATAGAATAGTAAGTTGTATTACCGTCTCCTATTACAGAAAAAGAACTAAAACCTTCTACTGCTCCATTTAATGTAAATGTGCCTGTACCTGTAGTAGTAGATGTTTCCTGAACTCTATCTTTTAGAATAAGTGCCATAATAGGTCATCTCCTATTAAGCGTTGCCGATTCTTAAAATAGCTGCTGCTGTTGTATCTGCTGGAAACTGGATTGTAAAAGTTCCAGATGTCGCAGTTTTATCTCCACCAAAACCTAATACAGCAACTGCTGCGTTAGTGTTTGATGTATTATAAATTAAAGCTCCTGCTGCAGTTAAAGTTACACCTGTAAAAGATATATCTGCAAAATCTATAAATGCTACACCACTTGAAACAACTGGTGATATATTTGCTAATACTCCACCGCCTGTTACATACTGACCAGTATTTGCAACTTCATTTGTTGAAGTGTAAACAGTTGTTGAAGAATCTAGAGTTGCTGCAGATGTATATAGAGCAAGTTTAAAAACATTTCCTGTAGTCGCAGTAAAATTATGCTGACCTTGTAGAAGTTGTCCTTTAAACGAATTTGCTACTGCTTGTGTTATTGCCATAATATTTTCCTATCCTTGTTTTTGAATCTGAGGTGAACCTTCTTGAAATTCATCTCGTCTTCTTCTTCCCATTTGTTCAATAGAGAATCCTTGTAGCACACTTTGATACTTTTGTTCATAAAATTGTATCATGTCTGCCGGACCCTTTAAAAACCCGTATGCCTCAACAAGGCACGCATACAATAAACCAGTGGGAAACTGATTACTTAAATATGTTGTCGTATTACTAACAGATAATCCTGCTGGCTTCAAGATATAATTTAATTGCATAGTGTATGTCAAGTCTGGAATTGGGGCTAATACTATTGTTTGCTCGTCCCAATAACTAAAA